GTTGATAATCTTCTAATACCGTTCTTTCTATTATTGACCTCTTCCTCTATCCTAGCTAACGTAGGGTTATCGAAATTAAAAAAAGAATTATCTATCACATCGTTTTCAGAATTTATTATCGCATCTAAGACCTCTCTTATTTCCGCTTCCTTTTTTAATTGTTTTTTACTTTTATTAACAGTACTTGATGAACTTATCGACCCAAATAACTCTTCTATCAGTTTATTGGTGAAAGTTGCCGAACTTATTGTGTCTGGCCCACCGAATAAACTAATACTATCAACTAAGGCGTTATTAAATTCAATCAATTTTTTATTACTGAATTGTGGGCTGGTAGTAAATTTTAAAACATTGTTCTGCGTTGTACCCACCTCCAAGAAACTTGTTTCAATTATGTTGGTTAACGTGGTTGATGAACCCCATAGGGTCGGTGACCCTGGTGTTTGAATCGTATTGGACAGATATGTATTGAAATCGGTACTATTGACCCCAGCGGCTACATCCGTAAAAATTAATCCACCAGATAATGTGGTGGGGTTGATTTTCATAATATCAAAAAAATCTATATTACTTGTTTCGAGCACAATACCAGAATTGCCGTGTTGCAACCAAGTTGGTATAGATGGGTTAACGCTACAGGATACTATTTCATTTAAATTTAATTTTAAACTATCCTTGATATCGCTTTCTAACTTTGGTAATTGATAAACGACCGTATCAATCAGGAACGTTTTTAAAGCATTAAACCCAACCAACGATGTGATTAGGTCTAATAAAAAATTAGTACTATTATTCCTATTGTTAATTGATTCAAACGAATTAAAACTTGGTAGCTTAGGATAATTATCGTTAAGTGCGTTTAATGCCCCTATGTTACCAAATATATTCTTTTTTTGGTCTATTATGCTCATTAGTTATCATTTATATCATTCTCTTCATTTACCGAGTTCTTAAGCATCTCCCTAACAGCTTTAAAGTCGCTCATAGTTACCGACCCACCACTTCTTTCGTTTATTGCGGATTCAGCGTTTCCACTATGTTTTAATATATCGTTCTGCAACTTGGCTATCTCCAATTTAATCTTAATTGCAGAATCCTTAACTTTTAATGCATTACTTCTTTCCCTGGCCAATTTAGTTAAATCATCTATATCGACTGGTTCGGAAGCATTACTCATTTCATTAATGGTCTTGTGGACATCATTAATGTTACTACAGGCATCATTATATGTTTCTTGTAGTAAACCTTCAAGACTGGTATTATCGTTAGTCTTAATCTGTTGTTTCTTTTTCCTTGGCATGTCTTTGTTTTATTAATAAATATTAAACTAAATGTTTTTATTCAAAATCATCGGTCAAACCATTCTCAACACTATCTATTTTAAGTAACTTATAAAGTTCTTTATACCTTTTCATACCCAACCTAATGTCCTTGGTATTTAAATTCGTATAATTCCTCATACTTTCAAGTACCGTATTCTTATTGTATTTTGTTCCACCGTTCATTAGGTCCAATATAACTTCCCAATCGCTTAGTATAGCAATCAGGGCCTCACCGACCCTTCTTTCGTTTTCACTTAATTTCTTTTTACTTGTGGAATTTTCACCAACCAATTCATCCTCTACACCATCTATTAGTTTTTGTATGAATATTTTAAAATCAAATTCAACATCGTCTATAACATATTGGTAATCATCTTTTTCCTCTATGGAAGAAGAATAATCCTCGTATGAATATATCTGTTTTAACCTTTTTTTATCGTTAATCAATAGACCTAACATGTAATTTTTACATATAGTGCCATAATATGAGTACGCCTTCTTACCTTTAGATTGTTCGAATTTATCGGCTTTTAATATTAAAAATGAAAGGGTGTCCGAATGAAGGTCTTCAAACGTTTCACCCTTTCTGTAAAGCTTATATTTTCTAATGATGGATTCGACCATTTTATTCAATGGCTCTCTTAACCATTGATTATAAATTTTGTTTCTTTCCACCTCATCATCACACTCTAAAAATTGAACTACGGCATCTTCTTGTTCGGGTCCAAAATACATATTATTTTTTCTTTTTCTACCCCTTTTTTCTGCCATATTTTTTAATTATCTTGAAATGTTATTTCTCTTTCGTTAGGAAAATAATATTCTTTTTTGGCCTGTGCCAACCACCATTTACTTTCAACTGAATTCATTTCATTCTTATAGTTATCGAATAATGAATTATCCCTACCGTTCATGTGTTTGTATCCGTATCTCGGAATTACCATGATTTTAACGTGCGTAAATGCCAATCTTAAAAGAAATTCATATATGAACGTTAATTTTATATTACTCTTTAAACCACCCTTGGTTAAGAATGTTTCGGTTTTAATTACAAAACCATCAATATTGAAGTTCTGATATGCTAATAGTGCACCTTCATCAAGGAAACCTAACTTATCCGAAAAACTATTGGCCCACACAGCCTCATTGGTGAGTCCAATGAATTCACCGCTAACATCGGTATCAATAATTATGGGTAGGAATACCTCAACATCGTTATGTGCCTCAATATAAGTTACGGCATTTTTAATCCACTTTATGGAATATTCATCATCAAATTCCAATATACTCATCCAACCCGTTTTAACTTCTTTAGCACCGAAGTTGACTTGTGATTGAAAGTCTGTTTTACCGTCATTTGAAATAATCCTTACAGGTAACCCATGAGCTGTCATATCCATTTCGTTTAACATGATTTCAACATCGGAACCCTTTGGCACAACGATTAATAATTCGTCTGGCATTACTGATTGTTCGGTAACACTTTTGATTGCATTATTAAAAAGGGTAATATTTTTATCATCCACCAATTCGTGAACTGGTAAAATTATAGTTATGTTACTAATTTTTTTCATATTTTTTTATTTACTTGTTTCGTTTTCAGAAACGGTTGTGATTAATTCTTTTATTTCAGTAATCCTATTTTCAATAAAAGTACCATATACTTTTCTTATGGCTTCTTTTTGATTTTCCATAGTATACTTGTTTTTAGTACCTTCCATACCCTTAAGTAATTCTTCTGGTACCGAATCCTCTAACCAAAGTTTTAAATAGGTTGCGATTAATTCGGGAATGTTTAAGTGTGTGTTTGTCCACACGCCATTATTTTTTATACTGGCCTTACCATCTTCATCTAACGATTCCATCCATTCTGGAATCATATTAGGCATTTTACCGATTACTGGGGTATTAGAGTTAATCGCTTCAAGTGGAAACGTACCAAATCCAGCGACATCATCCACCCAAACGGCAACACAACTTTTTCCTAGTTCGGTGGCAAAGTTTTGTCTACTTAATCCCCTTAATTCTTTAAATGTAATCCATTTATACATTGGGAATTGTAGGTAGAACATTTTAGCGATTTTAGCCGCATCACCTTGGTTTCTAGTTAACACACTGACAACTGGAATTTTAGGTTTATCGGAATCTTTAAAATATTCTGGTATACCAACTGGGATAATAGATGTTTTAACTGATGGGAAAACACTCTTAATAAAATTAGCCTGTTTTTCACTAGTTGTAATTACATCGTTAAACCCATAATCCGTCCACCTCTTACCTATTGGTAATAGCTCGAACATATAATCGTAACTTTGTGAGAATACTATTTTTTTACATGGAAAGCTCTTAACTTGGTCCATTACATTGGTGAATACCTCAGGTACGATAATAAAATCCTGTGGTCCAACATTTAAGGTCTGTGATTCAATTGAAATGTGTGGTAATTCACCATATTCCTCACCTAACCAATCAACTAATCCAGATACATCCTGATTACCCTTTAGTTGGTAATCGTTCTTCTCGTGTAGGATATACGCCTTATAACCCAATTCGGTTAAAACTTTAACATGCTCATAAATGTTGGCTATTGCCGCACTTGGGTTACCCTTGGTATCCAACGTGAAGAAATATAATCCAAAATCCTTATTTTCCATTTTGGAAAGCAATGTTGTCGCTTGTTCTAATTTACTTTGTTCACTCATTGTATTTATTTTTTTAAAAATTTTTAATTATATTTAAGTAGTCACTTATTTCGTTCAGGGACTTTAAATGAAGTCCACCATTTTCAACTACCATTTCACCGACCATTTTTAATGATTTTAATTGATGCTCGTTGAATTCTTTTTTATCGTCTTCCTTTAAATAACAAAAAATTGTTTTCTTAGGTCTTTTATTTGAGTCATCGATAACTTCCGCTATTGAATATACTCCCATCATTTTGGGTGTGATTACATATAACACGAAATCACAATTTTTACGCTCCTTAATTTCATTTTTTTGAGCTTCCTCGTCCCAGTCATCCACAACTGGGTTAAAATAATCAATCTTTAAATCTTTGATTAATTTATCTCTCCAATCGCTTTTATTTGTTGTACCACCTAAAAAAACTTTTTTCATTATGTAGTTATTTCACTTAATATTCCGTATTTTAATAACGTATTGAACGTAATTTTAAATGGTAGGCTTGCATTGGTCATGGCCCTATCAAAACCTAGTGTATCATCAAATTCATCGTTATACGTTAATAAAACTTCAAATAACACCCTTATTGTTTCATACTTTGATGAATCATATTCTTTCGGTTTATCATATTCCTTAGTAGTTATGACACTACTTGTTAAATTATTATTTCCATCGAAATATTGTGTGGTTTTACTTTCCTTAATCGTTTTATCGCTTAAACTATCATCTAAGACTAAAACTTTTTCTAGCGCATCTAGATTTAATGCGTATATTGTCCCTCCTAATTCTAACATATTATTTTAATTTAGTTATTTCACTATTTAATATTTTATTTATTAATGTTTCATCATTTATAAATTCCAATATAGATTCAAACTCAAAATCCGCATCTACAAACTCATTATAGGATGATTTTATCTTAATTGTCATCTTACCATCTGGTTTAAGACTTAGTGCGGTAGGGTTGGCCGAAATTAGTATATCGATACCTTCCCATTGTTCTTCAAACGTGCTGACGAACCTAATATTTTCGGCACGACAACCTAATTTGGATAAAAAGAATAGTGTAGACGGGATAGCTTTATCTGCTTCCCTCGATATTAATTGGATAGTGTGTTGTTCATCATCCTTTATGTCCATAAGGAACATATTGAAATCATTCATTAAGTTATCGTGTAACTGGTCGGCATGTCCAAATATTTCTAGAGCTGCCTCGGTATAGATAAACTTATTCATATCATTAATAGAATTGAATTTGTAGTATTCTATTAGGTTTAAGTTCTTGACATCACCTTCTTTTAGGTTCAACTCACCAATATACTTTTCGTATGTATATGTTAACTGACCAATAAAGTCCCTAAGAACTTCATTTATTTCCACACCTATAACTCCCATATAAAAAAAATTAAGCTTACTTTGATTATTATTAGTATCAAAGTAAGCTTAATTCACGTAAAGTAAAGTTTAAATATTAAAAAATCTTATTTATAATATTTTTAAACCATGTTGTATTTTTAGTTTTAGCTTTTGTATCGACCTTATATATTTTAATTCTATCAACCTTTTGTGGTTTAATATCAGAACTATGTGGTATTATGGTTTCACCACCGTAGTTTTTAAGAATCTTACATATAATTGGGTTTCTCACAATATCTTCATTACTAAATTCAAAGAAACCAATTTCATCTATGTTTCTATGTCTAGCCATAATATCATATAAACCACTATATTTAACATCGGTATATTTATCGGATTGGTCCAAATCACCAGATATAATAAATTTAGAATTTTCACCTATCCTTGTTAGTAATGTTTTTACTTGACTTGGTGACATGTTTTGTGCCTCCTCCATAACCAAAATTGCGTTATCTATTGATTTACCTCTAATGAATGCCAAAGCTTCTACCTTTATGTGTCCGTTTTCAACTAATTTTTCCCTAGTTGTTTTTCCTAATAACTTATCAATGATGTCTATTGAAGAAGCAACGTAAGGTTCCATCTTCTCTTTCATGTCGCCAGGTAAGAAACCATGCTTTTCACCAGCTTCTACTGCTGGCTTGGAAATAATAATTGTTTTGTAAGGGTTTTCCGAATTTTCTAGTAATTCAATTGCTTTTGCGATTGTAATGTAACTCTTACCAACACCTGATGGACCAGAAGCAATTACAATTTCTTTTTCATCTATTAAATTTGCAAAATCTTTTTGTTTTTTATTCTTACATTTAAGTTTTGTTTTTCTTGGTATAAATGTTTTTGTATCCGTTGTAGGTTTAGATAATGAACTTTTTGTTGTCCTAGTTGTTCTAGGTTCTTTGGTCGCAGTTGAAGATGTTCTCTTTGTGTTTTTCGCCATATATTATTTTTTAGCCTCTTTATTTTTGTACCTTTCATCTAATGTTTCTGAACGATACTTTTCTAATAAATATTCACCATTTATGGTAACTTCACTTTTAAATTTAATTATATAGTGCCCATCATACTTAATAATTTTATCAAAACCACTTATTTTATATTCATAAAAATGGAAATCATTGGCTCCTAGTGTTCTATATGAAAGAAAGCCGACACTATTAATTTCCAACAAAGTACTCACCCTTGGGTTAATAATCGCTTTTTCTATTTCGGATATTAATAATCTACTTTTTCTATCATATATATCTGGGTAAACGCTAACATAAAACTCTAGTAATTTTTCAGAATCACTAATAGTTCTTACGTTCATTTTCTTAGCATACTTCTCTATCTCGAATTTTGGTTTTAGGTCCCTAGTTATTATTATAGGGTTAATATTTTTAATTGAGGAATGATAGTCATCGTTACTGATTACTCCAATCGTTTTAGATTCAATAGTTTTAAATTCATTAAAAAACTCTTCACTGGTGTCATGATTTTTTAATGAATCACCGTGCATCACATCAAGACCACCAATCGTAATATTTTTATTATCAACAACTAATTCAATTGGGTAATCATCAGATGGGTCTAATTTAACATTTTTAAAATATGTTTTATCATTGGTTTTGTAAACCTCATAAATATCATCACCTAGTTCAT